ACCTGCCGCGGTTCGGTCATGAGCCCCTGGTCGGTGTTCTCAACTTCCTGGAGTAGCTGGATGATGGTCTGCTGCGTCTGGGCGCCCATCGGCTGGGACATGTCCGGCGGCCCGGTGATCCTGCAGGGGATGCTTTCCTCTGAGCAGAGCCGGGTGAACCGGGCACCTGCGGTTTCGCCCTGCCACGCGTTCAGCGCCTGGAACAGGTCGGTGATCGGGTCGGACACACCCTGGACCGAGAAGTGGCCCATCGCCGATGTGACGAGGCCGCCGCCGAAGGCGACGCCGGTGACGGCGCCGAGAGTCCCCGCCCAGGTGCTGCCACCACCGTGCGCGATGCCGTCCGGGGTGAGCGCCCAGATGTTGTAATGGCCGTTGCCGAGCAGTTCAACGGAGACGCGGCAGCCGGCGAGGGTGGGCAGCCCGAACCCCCATATGGTGCCGGTGAACACGGCAGCGCCGACGGCGTTGTAGCCGAGCATCTGCAGGCCGCCGCCAGTGCCGTAACGGACGTCGATCCGTGTGACGGTGCCCTGGGTGTAGATGCGGCAGATAATCGCATTGTTTGTGTCATCGCCGGCGGGGACGGCGAGGAGGAACCGGACGACGTTGTCGGTCCACGTCACCGAGTTCGGGTCGACGAGGGCGGTCGCGGTGCCGCCGTTCATCACCGGCAGCGCCGCCGAGGACACGAACCCGGTGAACGATGACATGGTCAGCCCCGACGACCCCATCGGGAACCGGCCCACAGCCTGGCCGATCTGCGTCGCCCCCGCCGCGTCCTCACCCGGCCAGTACGCGGCGAGTTGCAGCGACGCGGGGAGGCGGACGTGGGCGCGTTTCATCGCCGAGTCGGCGGGGGTTTGCTGCTGCGACAGGCGGCGGCTGAGACCGCCGGCCTGAGCAGCGGAGTACGCGTCGGCGCTGTTCGGCGCCGCCGCCCTGGGCAGGGCTGCGAGCTCGCCGTGGAACCGGTACGCGCGGCCGGACAGTTCAGCGGTGCCCGCAACCGTCCACGTGTTGGCCTGCGCGTCGGCGAACGATGTGACGCCGGGGGTCTGCGACGTGAACACCGGGTCAGCTTCGAGGACGCCGGTGGCGAGGAGCTGCGCCTCGTACACTTCGCCGAACAAGCCGAGGGTGTTGTTCTGGCCGTTGCCGACCTGGACGGGCTGCCCGGCTGCGGCGGCCTGCGTCGTCGCTGCCGTAGTGACCACCGAGCCCAGCTGAGTCCACGACCCGGCCATCGTCGGCGCGGTGTAGAAGGTGATTGTCTGCGCGCCGATGTTGTAGTCGGCGCGGATCGCCATCCTCGCACCGAAGTACGGCACGGGCAGTGTTGAAGAGTTGATGTGGATGCCCGCAGCGGCGTCGTAGTGGTTGAACGCTATGGTGCCGTTGCCGTTGGTGTACAGCGCCCACGCGTTTCCGTTGGATCCTTCTTTGGCGGCGAGGATGTGGTTGCCGGTCCAGTCGGTGATCTTGCAGTCGACGCGGACGGACAGGGTGCCGGAGGTGATGCCGAGGTTGTTCCCGGCTGCCCGCTTGAATGTGGCGATGACGCCGACGCTGTTACCGGCGGCGGACGCGGTGCCTGCATACGCTAGCCCGGTCGTGGCTGAGACGATGTTGTACCCGGCCATGGCGACGTTCTTGAGTGTTCCGCCGATGGCGATGGTGGACGTGTTGACCCACGGCGACGCCGGCCCGGTGATCGTCGCCCCGGCACCGCCGAACGGGCCGCCGACACCGCCGATGGCGATTTCGCTTGCCTGCGCGAGGGTGGCCGTGGCGTTCGACGTCCATGACGTAGACGCGGCTGTGACGTGGCTCTGAGTCTGGTCGAGCGGCGAAGCGGCAGCCCCGGCGATCTCGTAGACGGCGGCGGCGATTTCTGATGTGCCGGTCGCGGTGACCGTTACCGTTGTCTGCCCCGCCGTGATGCCGGCGAGATACCAGATCTCACTGTCAACAAAGGCGCCGTTGTTGGTGGCTTTCGCGTTCGTGAGCCCGGATGCGCCGAGGGTGAGCGCCGACACGGTTTGCAGGCTCGCATCCCCGCCGACGTAAACGTAGACGGCGAGGAGGTTCCCGGCGGTGGTGGCGGGGATGGTGACGGCCAGCGACGACGCTGCGGCAGCGACACCGGTTGTGACGTGGACGACTCCGAGTGCCGCGTCCGGTGCCGACGCGTACGACGCCTGGTCGGTTTCCAGCCGCAGGTAGCAGCCGATGCCGGTCAGGCTGGAGGGGACGGAGAACCGGACCGGGGAGTTCTGCACCAGCTGCCCGTACCAGGGTGACAGGGGGTTGCGGATCGTCCACCGGAAATCCCGGTTATCGACGGTGAACGCCGCCGACGAAGGAGACATGGTTGCGGCCTGGTTGGGGCGGCCCCGGCTGATTGCCACGCCCGTGGCGTTGCGCACAGATCCTGGCCCGGTGACGGGCACGGTGGTCCACGTCCCCAGGTACACCTCGGATCGCAGGTCGACGCCGGCGTAGGCGGCCATCAGCGGGTTTGCCCTAGCGCGATCTGCGCCGAGTTGGGGCCCCCGCCGCCGTTGATGTGGACGAACTGGCGGAGGAACTGGGCCATGAACTGGTCGAACAGGGCTGAGCCGCCCGGCTGGATGACCAGGCCGCTGCCGCTGCCGCCGCCGGTGCGGGCGGTGATCGTGCCGCCCAGACCGCCCTGCGACTGGGTCAGTCCGATACGGAACCCTTCCGCAGTGTTACGGCCCACTTCCATCAGCACCCTTGACGGTGAGCCGATGCCGAGAATGTGCTTGAACGTGCCGATGACACCGCCGGCGATCGACGCGATCTGCCCGATGATGGGCACCGATTTGAGCCCGCTGACGAAACTGGTGATGGCGTTCTTCCCGATTTCGAGCAGCTGGCCGGGCAGCCCTTTCAGCCACTTCACAGCGTCGGACGTCCACTGCTTCACGTCAGCCCACGCCCGTTTCGCCGCATTCGACAGGTGATCCCAGGTGAGCATCAGGTCTCCGATGAAAACGCCGAGGACATGGATGGCGATGGCGATGGCGTCAAAGGTGATGTTGATGGCGTGGACAACATCATGGGCTGACATGATCGTGAACAGTTTGCCGACCTCGGCGGCGACCTTGCCGAATCCCTGGCCGAGGGCGGTGATCGACGGGCCGATGAGTTTGTCGAACGAGCTCAGCCATTTCTTGAAGTCGGCGGACGCGAAAAAGTCGCCGATCTGATAGGTGAGCTTGTTGATCGCCCCGCCGGCGGCGGTGGCCATCGGTGCGAGGTTCGGCAGGAACTCGTTCGCATCGCCGATCAGGTTCGTCAGAACGGACAGCACCATGGGCTGCTGCGCCTGGGCGAGTTTGTCGAACGTGGTTTTCAGCAGACTGATGTTGCCGATCATCTGGGTGACCATCGGCCCGGCCTGCTGCTGCGCCACTTTCAGGTTGGTCAGCGCTGTGGTGACGGCGGTGGCGTTGGCTTTCGTCGGCGCGATGTTTTCTTTCGCCACCGCAGTGTTGTACGCGGTCTGTGCCGCTGAGATGGCGGTGTAACCGTTTTTGATCTTGTCGATGGTGGGGAGGGCGAGCAGCCCGAACGCGCCGATGCCCGCACCGGCGGCGGCGATACCGGATACGAGGCCGTCGAGGAGGACGAGCAGCGCTGACACGGCAGTGGCGACGGACAGGATGGCGGGCAGGCCGCCCTTGCCGATCAGGCCGAGGATCCCGGAACCGCCGGCGAGCGGGTTAGTGCCCGCAGCGCCGCCGGTGAGAAGCCCGAGGAGTCCGGTGCCTGCCCTGGCCCCCAGCGACGGCGTGACGTCGACTTTCAGTTCACGTTTCAGTTCCTCTTTGAGGATGGCGGCCTGCGCGAGAGCCTCAGCCTTGTTGATCTGCGGGGTCAGCTCAATGTTCTTCGCCCGCAGCTCGTCGGCCTTGAGCGACACTTCCTCGAGTTTGGCGAGCGCGTCCTTGTTTTCCCCCAGGATTTTCAGCAGCGCCTCTTTGCTGATGCTGGCGGCCATGTCAGGATTCCTCCGTCCCGGGGTCTTCTAGGAGGGCGTCGATGCCGGTGATGTATCCGATGAGTCCGGTGAGGGTGAGCTGCCCGATTTCCCATTCACGGACGCCGCAATACCGGGCGAGGACGAAAACGTACTCTCCGGCGAGCTCTCCGAGGTCGGCGTCGAGGAACCGGTCGATGCGGGGGTCGGTGTAGCCGGGGGGGAACCGGCCAGGGTAGGGTCCGGTTCCTTCTCAGCCGTCTTGTCGTCCTCGTACTGTTTCCACGCCTGCAGGAAGCCGAACACATCGAACTCGGCGGAAGGGTCGAGGGCGAGGCTGTCATGGAGCCGGTCGGAGCGGAGCACCAGCCAGCGGACAGCGGTGACCGCATCAACGTCGAGGTCGCCGATACCTTCGAGGATCTGCCGGATCGTCATGCGCATCTTCCGCTTGACTTCCCGGTACTCCTCAGCGGTGACCCGCTCAAAGTCGAACTGGTAGCCGCTGCCCTCATATCTGAGTGTCGCCATCAGCCCGCCCATCCGATTTTCTTCGCGTACGCGTCAACACTTCTCATGTACCTCTGCAGTGCCGCGTCAGCTTTCGCGTCGAGGGCGGGGGCGAGGAACCGTTCACCGGGCGGCCCGTACCAGTGTTCCCGGTCGCCGAACAGGGGGTGCATAAGCCGGAACTCAGCCGGCCGGGCATCAGGTGCGGCGGCGTGGACGGTGGCGACGTTGCCGTCGACAGTGACGTAGATCGACGGCGGGATTTTCGCCGACCACGTCCCGGCGAGCGTTTTCGCCCCGTCGGCGACGATCTCGGCGGCGGCGCGGAGATCAAGGTCCCCGCCGGGGTCAACCGCGCGGAGGGCCGTGATCCGGCTGAGCCCCGTGCGGCCGCCGCGGGACGGCCGGACGTACCCGGGCCGGCGGCTCGGCGGCGGCATCAGGTGCCCATGCCGCCCCACGCCGTGTACCGGAGGATCCGGGACGCGGCGTTCCATTTGGCGGAGAACTTCACCGGCCCGGTGACTGAGCCGTCGGCGGACATGTCGGGGAGGATCGTCCCGTACCAGTACGAGTTCGGGTCGTTGACGGCATCCCAGTACAGGTAGAAGTTGCGTGGCAGCCCGTCCGCGGCGGCCACGTACGTCTGGGATGTGCCGGCGTCCATGAACCCGGTGAAGTCACCCGACGAGTCGGGCAGCCCTGCGACGTACACCATGTTGGAGTCGCCGAACGCGGTGACGTCGGATTTGTTGGTGACCTGGTTCATCGTCCACGTTGCCTGGAACGGCAGCGGCGTCGCGACAGCGCCGGTGGTGGCCCCGAGGTAGATCTGTGCGTTCCGGCCGTGCCGTCTCACTGATGGCATTGCGTTTCTCCCTGTATTGTGACGGGCTGCCGGTCGAGGAGCCGGAGCAGTTCTCTCGCATTGTTCTCGAACGTGCGGCCGGTGACTGCAGCGCGGGCTTTGCCGGCTGCCTCGCTGCGGAGGCTGTCGTGTGCCGCCCACCAGCGGATCTGCTCGCTGGCGTCTTCGGGGCCGTCAAACGACGGCAGCATGGGGAACAGGGCATCGGATTCGGGGCGCGGGTCGCGGGCGAAAAAAAGGCCGCACGCGGCCATCTCAATCTCGCGGGGACCGCACGCCCACCCTTCGCCGGCGTGGCCGTCCTCGGCTTCCTGCCGGTAGATGTTGATCCCGGTTTTCGACTGCCGGTAAATGTCAGCGGTGTCGGTGTTGTCGACACAGTCGTCTGATTCGGTGGTCGTCCAGTCCCGCAGCGGCGAATCTTCCGGAAGGTCCATCCACAGGCCGGCGAGCCGGGTGGACAGGCCGCCGAGGTTCATGCGGGAAAAGAACCGGACACGGGACGGGAACCCGGTGCCGACGAACGCGAAATCGTAAACCGGAGGCATCCCCGCCGGGGCCGGGTAATGCACGGACGGGCGGTACGCCTGCGGCATGTACTCCGCTGCACCCAGCGCCCGGTAGGCGCTGATGTTGACGGGGTCGTTCAGCAGTGTCAGGTTGGCGTAAGCAGCCATTTTCAGCTGGAAATCGTCCTGGTACGGCGATTCGGTCATCAGCATGACAATTTTGTGGCCGCGGGCGCGGAGCACCTCCAGCAGCCACGGCGGCAGGAAGAACGCCGAGGTGCAGAAGACGACGTCGGGCCACCACCGGTACGCGGCGCCGAGGATCCCGTCGACAGCCAGCTGGATCGCCTGTTCCCGGTCCACATAAGGCCGGACGCCGGGGCAGCCGCACTGTTTCAGTTCGCCGGTTTCGGCGAGCGCCGACTTGTAGAACCGGAGCCGGTAATCGAGTTCGTACACCTCGGCTTGCTCACCGGCGCTGCGGAGCGCCTCCGCCCAGCCGTTGTGAACGTCGGCGACCGACCATGACGGGCCCGGATGGATGAGCAGCCACCGCATCAGGGTCCGCCGGCTTCGACAGTGAGGGTGGCGCCGAGATAGGTGACACCGGAGTAGTCGATGTTGCCGTACCCCGACCCGGAAATCAGGGCAGAGAACGACACGACGCCGCCGAGAGTCGGGTCCTGCTGCAGGCATCCGAGCACCGAAGAGGACCCTGTGCCGGACAGGTAGGAGTCCAGGAGGGCCTGCGCTGTCCGGTCGCTGGCCGTGGAAACG